GCAACATGCCCAGCACCATCACTTTGATTTCCTGCTTTTCCTTTTCTCCAACATATAACAGCACCAAGTTTAGGTTCTTGCCCTCTTTTGTAACTGTCTTTATGCCCATACCAATTTTCAGCATTTCCTCTACTTAATGATGGTCTAGTTCCTGTTATTTCGTAAAATCTACCCCAAGCATACCCAACACAATTAGGTAAACAAGATCCGTTTTTTATTTCGATACATTCATTTAATGCACCTTCAACTTTTCCTTTTTTTAACCAATGTTTATCTGTTGTGCTTGGTTCTGTTAATCTCTTTTTGTATTCCATAACTCTATTCTCCTTTATTATATTTATAATTAGATATTCCTGTTATTGTTCCTAAGAATGTTGCTATTGCACCTATTGTTAGTGTTATTATTTCAGTATCAAAGTTGTAAATTGTTCCTAATGTACTTATTAATAATATTGCTGCTGGAATTAATGTTATTAAACACCATTTGCAAATATCATAAACTTTGTTTGACATTTTCATTTACTACACCCCCATTCCTAATTTCACGAAAACAAAAAGCAATCCAACTAATGCAGTTATTAATGCACCAGCGATTGCTCTTGTTAACCACTTATTTCTTTCTTGTAACTCTTTTATGTCTTGTTCGTTTCTCCTGGACCTTTCATCTGCTTTGCTAGATTTTTCTTTGATATCATTATAATCATTCAATTTTTCTTCTATTCTAGTAAGTTTTAAATCTTGTTTATGAAGTAAATCTTTTATTTCGTTGTATTCATTTGTTTCCATGTATTTACCTCCTAATTTAAAATAAAAGAAGTGTTTATGAAGTTATAATCACTTGTACTTGGAGATCCATTTGTTGTATTAACCCTTTGTATTATTCCGTCTGCTGTTATTTTTAATGTGTTTGTTCTTCCTGCGTTAGTTGATTGTAAGTAATAAAAAGTTCTGTTTGGTCTATATCCTTCTGGCAAAGTCGCTAATATATCAGTTGCAGATGAAGTCCCTTTTATAGCTCCTTCGACAAATACTACTTTGCCTTGTCTTTTGTATCTACAAGGAAACGTAGCACTATCATATTGTGACCTACCACTATAAAGAGTTAAAGTATGCCATGTTTCTGGTTCTATAGCTTCTACTCTTGTGTCTAAATCATCTATGTATTCATCAATATCTGTTATTACATAGCTTTCATTTGTTTCTAATGAATTATTGGCTTTTAATGTTTTATATTCTGCTAGAGTTAATTTATTTATTGTAACTCCATTTACTGTTGTTACTGCCATAAGCTAACTCCATATTTTAGTTACTGCTGTATATGGCATTTGTGTAGTTGGGACTTTACCATCACTATCAAGACTTGCTAATCCATTTGCTACACCTTTGTCTGATGTGGCTATAGCTCCTACTTCACTAGCTGTATAAGAAGGTTTTGTACTAGCTTTTGCCCATGATGGAACTGTTGGATCGCTTTCACTTGTGATAAACCCGCTATCGTTTGTTAAATCACTTGTTTTTGTAGGAACAGTAGGTATTGTTGGTTTATTTGTTAAATCGTTATAATCCCCACTAAAATCACTCTTATTGTTCCATGCTGTTTTTTCTGCTGCACTTACATGTTGGTCATCTGTAAAGATAAATACTTCATCTTCTATCATTTGTGAAGTTATTGTATTATTTGCTACGTTTGTATCGTATACTCCTTTTGTTAATTTGTTTATTACTACTTGATTTTTTATAGTTGGCATATTATCATCTCCCTTTCTTTTCGCCACTATTTGTTACCACACTTTGGTAACGCAACTATTCGTACTACCACCACTTGGAATTGTAAAATCTAAAACAATATCTGTGGCAGTACCACTATTTGTTACACTTGCTGTATCTCCTGTTGTTGTTGTACCAACGGTTATTGTTGGAATACTAGATTCGAGTGTTACTATTCTTTCTTCATGGTCTAATGCAATTTCATTTAATTCACGACCCATATTTGCACTTAAAGAATCAGTTGTGCTATAACTCTCCAGGTTATTTACTACAGCCATAAATCACCTCCTTACATTTCATAAATAAAGGCTAATATACCTCTAGCACAAGGAATATTAGCCATTTATGAGCATTTTTATATTTTTTTATAAAAATTTATATTGCAAATTAATCTAATGTATAAACTGATTAAATATATATTTCATCACATGCAGTAACAGAATCCCCAAATTATTTAATCAATTGCTTCGACAATCAAATACGTTCCACAATGATAATCTGAAAGCCCATTATTTATCATAATTGATGGGTTAGTTCCTTCAATATTTGACAATGCTAATTCAATTTTATCTCCTTCGGAAACAGAAATTATAAAAGGCATTATTTGAGCAGTAGCAAAAGCTGATGTATTATAATAAATAGAAGAACTTACCATTACATTGTTTTTCTTTATTACAAACCATTGTCTTGTTGAATATGAAATACTATACCAAATTTGTGCTGATATTTTTACTGTTTTTATTCCTGAGCCTATTATAATTGAATTATTATTTAACGATAATTTTGTTCCAACTTTTTCATATACACTATCAAGCGGTATATTGCCATATGAAGATAACGATGCGGTATTATTTTTATAAACAGATATTATATTTTTTTCATTAACTTCATTAACAGCACCTACTAAACTGCCTTTTTCTGTTGTTGTTAAATCAGACAATGTTCCAATTGAAGTTGTATTATTATCTATTTTATTTTCAACATCATCTTTAATTCTTTTTATCATATCAATATTAGAAGCGAATGCTATTTTGATTAAATTGTTTTCTAATATTTCTAATACTCTATATCCTAAATTATTAGTCGATTTTACAGCACATCCGTTATCATTTGGCATAACTTTATCATTTACTTGTAAAGATGAATCTTCACTTTTAACAGTCATTATTCCTAAAATACCTACGATTGCTTTAGTTTTATCTATTTCGTTCATAGGACACATATTAGTTACAACTCCTGCATGTTCGGTTGTTACACCAGCAATATAATCATTTGATTGAGCTATTTTAATTTTTTCTCCAGGTGGTTCAATAGAAACAAACCTATATAATCTATCTTCATCGTTTGGATTATTATCACTCCATTCAGCCAATTCGGCGTAATCATATCCACTAGAATATAATGTTCCAGACGAACTACCTCTAACAATAGCATTTAGACCGAATGTATCTTGCCAAAATTCAATATAGTATATTTTATTTAAAGATGGTGTAAATACATTATCTATTACATCGACACCATACCAATAAGAAGGAGTAGAACAATTAAATTCTATAGATGTTGTTTCTGTCTTAAATGTAATCCAGCTTTTATAATGATTATCTCTTTCACTTGGAAAGTTTATTGTTAATTTAGATAGTGCATTTGAGCATTGATAATTTATATTATCGGCTAATGATGTCGCAATTGATGTTCTTGTGCTTGTTGCTACTGTAGGTTTAACACTTAAATTTGAATATACTGTTACCGTTCTTTCGTATGTATCTGTTTCTTTGTATACTTTGTAATATTCTCTTGAATCGTTTTCTTTATCATATATTTGTAAAGCTACATATTCTGTAGTATCTTCTACTTCTACTAAAGTATTAGTTAAAGTGTCTGAAATATCAGCATCAGAATAAGGCATAACTAAACCACTAATTAAATAATTACCTGTTGTTAAGTTTCTAAAATAAATAGGTGATGTTTCTGTTCCTGTTAAATTAGTAATAGGTTTGTTAGTCAAGTCGTTATAATCAGCTACACCACTACTTGTGCAATTAATAACATTTTCTGATGTTATTTCTATTCCTTCTCCTGCTGTATATTGTATTGCTCCATCTTTTCCTGCTGCTCCTTGTAAGCCTGTATCTCCTTTATCGCCTTTATCTCCTTTTGTTCCTTTTTCCCCTCTTGGAATAGTGAAATTAAGGACAGCATTAGAAGGAGTGCCAGAGTTTTCTACTTTGGCTAGTGTTCCTGGATCTCCTGTTGTAGTACGACCTATTTTTAATTCACCATATTGTATTGAACCTGAATCTAATTCAACTGATACATCAATCGTTTCATCATCAAAATTTACTTTAATATCATCATTCATATTTACACCTCATTTTTCCTGCTAGTTATATCCCAATCATCAAGTCTTAAATTACCACCAATGATTGTCTTTTTAAAACTTCCTGCGATTATTTCTATATCAAATACATAATTTGTATTGACTTTTAAATCGTCAGTATCGCTAGGATCAATGGTCAAAACATATCTACCTGTTATATCTTGGTCTTTTGAAATTCCATTATTCAATCTTTTTTGAATAACATAGTTTCTGTCTGATGATTTTTCTTTAACAGTAAAGTATATTTGTGTTATTGAAAGAGGGCAATTATCAACCGTAAACCCTCTTGAATAACTATCTCCTTTTACGAAATTAAAATTAATTTTTTCCATACTAACCTCCTATTGATAATGAATACCATTGTCCCCAAGTCCAAATACTATTTACTAAAGTTTTATTTCTTACTTTTATAGTAGTGTTTCCTGATAGCACAGCAGATAATGGTATAGCAAGTTGAACCATATTCGTAGTTCCTTCTCCAATAGTAAAATTAAATATTATAGCTGGTTTGTCTGTATATGGGCTATTAGATACTGTTGATTGGCAATAAACAATAGTAGTTGTATTCAAATTATTAATGTTAGTAACTTGTTGTATATGTTTAGGGAAAAATCCTATTTCTCCTAAAACAGTCTGTAAATAACCATCTGCTTTAGCTCTAAATAATGTTTTAGAATTTTCATAATCCCATAAAGATAAACTTTTTGGATAAGTATAATTATCTAAAATAATACCTGCACTATTAGTCCCATTTCGTCTTACAACAATAGAAGCTCCTTGATTATTTGTTTCTGTTAATTCTCCTGCTTCTAAATACATTCTTGGTTTATTAATAGTGTCTTTACTGAATAAATCAAGCTCTAGGTTTCTTATTTCCTCTTTTAATTCACCTATTTTTTTATATATATTAGATAAATCATCATCTGTTTGTGTTTTTGTTTCTTTAACGAAATAAATAAAATCTGTTACTTTTCTTTCTGAATGTCCTGATTCATCTGTTTTTCTGTTAATCATTTCACCTTTATATATTAAAGATGTGCTTCCACCTTGATCTAATCTAAATGCGTAATCGCAATCATAATCTTCTAGTATAGTTAATGCTTCTGATAAAGTCATACCCTGATTTTCATCTATATTCTTGCCATCACATACAAATAAGTAAAAATCTTTTGTAGTTGTATTTTGACCTAATATATTCCATTGGTATCTATAATCTTCTGCAATTACAGTAGATTGTCTTACTCCATTTATTAACAAATGCTCAAATGCTGTAACAGTTTCATTGCAACCTGCCGAAATAATAACAGAAGATTCTGTATTATAATCATATGGAATTATTGTGTTATCTTCTTTAATACCCATAATCTCATTAGCAGAAGTAGTTGTTCCTTGATTGCTCATTACTTCACCGTTATGAACTATTAAGCCTATTGGTGTTAATGCAGTTATGTCAAATATTCCTGCATTAATACATAAAGTTGCATTTTTTCTGTTTGCAAAACTTCTTGCTGTTTCGGTAGCTTTTAACTGATTACTTTCTACATCATCAGCAAATCCTCTTTTTAGTTTTATGATATTTCCATCACTATCTTCATGTGGTATATGTGCTATGTAATAATCTGTATTGCTAGTTTCATGATGAAATTTATTTACTGTGATTTCATCGATTACATAGTTATTATATAAATCATCTACTATAGTTTTTGAACTCAATACAGAATCATTTGTAGCACTTGCTGGATTATTTATTATAGGTAAATCATTGGTACTCATTGTTAGAGCAATTATTTCTACTTTTGCTCCTTCTGTTAATCCTGTTGTTAATGTTATTTTATCAGTTACTGTATATTCGTCTGAACGTTTCCTTGCACCGTCTACATACACATCAATAAATGTATTACTTGTATAACAATCAGGCAGAGCGAACTCTGTTTGGTTTGCTGTAGCTGTATGTATATGACTACATTCATTAAAATGGCTTGATGTTCCTAGTTGTGCCAACCAATCTTGTTCTGTTCCTGTATAACCGTTATTTACTGCTATTTCATAAGCTGAATAACCTCTAGCTCCTTTGAAAGCTAAAGTACCTTGTAATGCTATTTGGCTCATTTTATCCCTCCTATTCGCCTTCTGGATATACAACGATTTTCTTTGAACCTTCATCGTCATATCCTAAAATTGTTAAAGTATCGTTTAAACATATGTCATACCAATATGTTGCTTTTTTATTAAGTAAAGGAAATTCTTTTGTATCTTCTTCTGTTAGTAAAATTTCTGGAGATGTTGTGTTTTCTTTATAACCAATATCTTCAAGAGTGTATTCTTTCCTTAAAATCTCATTTTTGGTATAACCATTCTTTTGAAATACTACAAATGAAATTTTATCGGTTGGCTTAAATTCGTAGTATTCTTCTTTTTGTGTTTCATCATTGTAAATAGGCAAACAAAAAGCGAGTTTGTTAAACTCGCCTGTTGTTGTATCGCCTCTTGTTATATAAATTGTTGTTTTATCTTCACCTATTCTTATCATAATTCTCCCTCCTATTCGTAAGACATATACCCTATGACATTTAAAACAGCATAAACATAGCCTGAATATTTCCATGCTATAAAATCTTCTGTTACTGTTTCAGATGTTTCAGTTATTGTATAGTCACTCATTAATTTCAAAGTATTACTTCCTGTTGACAAACTACTTTTAATATCTATTGTTGTTGCAGAAGTTGTAGCATAATTGCTGTCTGACGGTGTGCTAGGTGTAAAGTATCCACCATTGAAAGCATTTGATATTTCTGTACTTGCACTTTGATCGTCTATATATGATTCACTTGAAACATAACCAGCCCTTAAAACATTTAATCTGTTGACTTTATACAATTTGATTTTCCTTGCATAACACCAAGCTGTGCTAGGGCTAGTACCCATATCTGTCATTTTTATTGGTTGATGATATAATGTTAATTTTGCTTCTTTAATTGTGAATCCCTGTGGAATATAACATTCTATATATAATCCACTTTTAACATAATCAGGATAAATATAATCAAATCCTAATTTTTGATAATCAGTTGAAGTAGAATATTGTAAATTAGTTAATAATCCATCTCCACCAATAACTTTAGCTCCATCACCCAAATATACATTTCCTTCCGTATCAGTTTTAAAGTTTTTACTATCTATAATTCCTGTTAAAAGAACTATTTTCATTCCAGATACGTTTTGAACATAATTGTTTGATTGAATACTACCTGTAGAAATATTTTCTCCTGCTATTGTCGTGCTTCCACCTGTTGCTAAATCAGTAAACTTAGCATAGTTTTCTGTCATTGTTGTAACAGTGCCTTTAAGTACAGTAATAGTATCTTCTATTTTCTTTGCTATACTGTCTGTGTAATTGTCAGTTGATATAAAGTCGTTATCTTCAAAAGTTCCTTCACTTTTTGATATTTGACATATAAACAAACTTCCATCTGCCTTTATCCACCAATCACCATTTGAATATGGTATAGTTGGTGTTTCAAAGAATACTTTTCTTTCATGGTCTGTTGAGGTGTCTGTATCAGCATTTGTTATAGCCATTGCTTCTACTAAATCAGGTTGAGTATTTACTTCCCACACATTATCCCATTGATATACAATTCCTGAATTTTTATCGTAATAAATATCTCCTATATGTTCGTTTGGATCAGTCCAATTTGTATATGGTTCATTTTCTGTTGTTGGAACACCAGAATAAAACCAAAGTGAAACTTCACTTTGGCTATCTAGTACATCTTTTAAATTTATTACTAAGGCATTAAGCATACTGTTTAATTCATTTTCAATTTTCTGTATACCTTGTGCTGTTATTTCTACATTTTTCTTTAATCCTAATAAAGAAGCAAAATTGTATTTTTTCTCTAGGTCTTGTGCTGTTCTAACTACTACATCATTTTTTGCCATGCAATCACCACCTTACATTACCTTCTGCATCTACTTCCATATCTAAGCTTTTTAACAAGTTTATTTTTTCTTCATATGATATTTCTAAACCACTTACATAATCTACAATTTCATTATTATAATCATCAAAAGAAGAATAGCTTTGTCTGATTAACATAGCTTTTTGTGGAATAGTTAAATCTAAAGAATTTACATAACTTATTACTTTAGATTTTCTTGAACCACTTATAGATTTTCCATCTTCGTCTTTATCAGCACTTAAATCGTTTATTTTATCTCTATAAGTTTGATATGTTTTATAATCAGTAATTGCTATTGCTGTCTGATATTTGCCTGGGTTTTCATAAGCATAATCGTATTCTTCTTTGTTGCTCCAATATTCACTAGGTTCAATGTTTAAATAGCTAGTTACTTCATTTTGTTTTTCTAGTTGTTTGTCTGTTATTTTTTCCCATTCTCCATCGCTACCTATTTTATATTGTCTATCGCCTACTGTTGCATAGTTTCCAGAGATTTTTACTTCTTCATAGTTGTTTAGTCCTTCTTTTGCTAATTCGTTGATTTGAGCTTGTATTTCTTTAACTTTGTTATATTTTTCACTATTAGATAAATCACTATTTTGGGTTTCTCTTTTTTGTTTATACAACTCATTCATTTCGGCTTTTACAGAGTTAATATATTTGTTGCTAAGGACATCATTGTCCGTAGCATTGTTCTTTTTAGCTTCTGTAGTAAGTTTTTCACTTGTATCATATAAATCGCCTACATTTTTGTTATTCATAGTTGCATTAGCTGTAAATTTACTTTTCAAAGGAGCTAATAATTGTTCTCCTAAAGTATCAGCATCACTTTTAGCTTCTGGTGTTATCATAGGCAATACAACATCACCTAATCCACCTGTGTATTGGTCTAATAAGTAATTTACTTTGTAAGGACTTACATTTAATACTTCGCCTAACCATCTACTAAACATATCTGTACTTTCATCATATTGTTCTGATGCTGGTAAGTCTTGAAGTCTTTTAGGAACTAGATCACCACCATACCATGCTTTATTAGTTGCTACTTGTGTAATAGGAGAGAATACATTATTTTCAATAGGATTGTTTGGAGCTAAGTTATTTAAAGCTAAATCAATAAAGCTTTTTAAATCTACTTCATCATCGCCTGTAATTGCATTACTCATTTGTTGTATACCTTCTTGAATAACTGCAAGTGTTCTTCCTTTTGGTATTCTTATAAAATTACCATTATCATCTTTCCAAATAATATAATAATTTTGTTTTATATAGTCTGATAGTTCTTCGTAATCATCGTCATCATCCCATAATAGAGAATTTAATAATACTGCTGGTAATCCTGCTATAGCAAACTTAGTAGCCAAGTTCATCCATCCTCTTACACCATTTGCTTTAGCTTCTCTTATATTTCTTATTTGTTGCATAGCACCTTGTACAGAAGCATTTAAGAATGTAGCACCATTTCTATTAGCGAACTTAGTTAAGTTACCACCAGCTTTAAAGTTAGTTGTAACACGAGCTGCATCTAACATAGATACTTCTACACTTCTTCCTGATTCTCTACTTGCTATGTATTCTGCAAGTCTTGGTGTCATTTCAATAAAGTTATTTAATTTACTTATCGTGCTTAATGGAGGTAAATCTAATATTTTCTTTAATCCTTTATTTTCAGTTTTAAACGTATTTTCTTGACTATCAAAGTAAGAGTTTTGTTCTCCACCATTTGCTATATATTCTTGATACCAATAGCCTTTACTTACTAATTGAGTAAATGCTTCTGGAATCTTTGAATAAGTTTTAGCTGCATGTTGAGAGTTTATTAAAATATCCTGTGAATCTTTAATAGCATTAGTAAGCATGAATACAGGGTTATATTCTGTTAATACTCCTCTATGAAAGTTACTTATAGCATTTAATGGTTTAATTGTTTTACTTAATATTGAACTATCACTTAATGGTTTTAAAGCATCATACATATCTTCTGTAATTTCAAATGTTACTTTTTCTCCATTTTCAAAAACAGTAAATGTAGGCTTTTTACCATTTTTACCTTCTTGTAATAGACTTTCTTGTGAGTCAATGCTATCTATAACATCATCTATACTTGTTGCTTGTTTATCTACTCTTGTTCCTAGTGTATTCATAAGCTCTATACCAAAACTATTTTTAGCTGTTGCCCTGTATGTTTGTAGTGTTCTTTGTGCCATTGTGTCGAATAAAGGAAGTATATCTGTATTTCCTCCTGTAGCTCTTTTAATTGGAGCATTTACACTTGTTCTACCTGTATCTAAAGGAACATCTATATTTAATCCTTTGCTATCTACCCTTCTAATTGGTACATAGTGTGGGTACATATCTTGCCATAAATCTGCTGTTTCTTGTGAAATAACTCCTTCTTTAACAAGTTGTTGTCTATCAGCACTTAAATAGTCGTATACATCTTGGGCATAGTCCATAAATTCTGGGTGTTGCGATTCATATTGCAATACTTTAATTTGTGAATCTAAAGCAGTTACGTTGTATCCAAATACAGGCTTATTTTCTTCTCCATATCTTTCTTGTAGGTTCATTCTGTCATAATTGTGTTTATGATACATGTATTCATAGAACTCTTTTGTTAAACCTGTGTTTTCTACTTCTGCTCGTATGTCGTTTAATGACTTACTTACCTGTTTTGTAGATTTACTAATTGGATCATACTCATAATGTCCTTGACCGATTACGTTTTGACCTCTAGCTTCTGATGTTAATGTATAATCCCATTTACCCATTAATTCTCGGTTTTTATTTTTTAAAGATACATCTTCAAATACTGCTCCTTTATCGAATGCATTAGCTTTAAAAATTGCCCATTTTCTTTTATTTCTTTGATTTTCTGTTTTAGGTTCTGTATCTAACACTTCTGCTATTTCATCGTAAGTTGGGTCAGGTGTAACTCTTTTTAACGTATAACCATGAGTATCTTTATCTGGTTGTGGTCTTATAGTTTCATATTGAACAGTTTTTTCAGCTTTTTGTTTCATAATAGGTACTAAATTGTCACTATTTGAAACATTTTCAACAGGAACCATACTGTCGTCAATAGGTATGTTATTGTAGTAATCATTGATTTCTATAGCTTTCATAGTATCTATATAATCTTGATTGGCTGGTACTTCTATACCATCTACTGTAGTATATCCATTTCTTAGTCTTTGGTCTAAATAAAGTTCTATTCTCTTAGAAACAGCGTTGTTTTCTGCTCCTTCATCTTTGATAATAGCATTTAAACCTTTTTCTATATCAGCATAAGTATATTTATACTTACCGTCCATACCATCTAATAATTCAGCTATATCTTGTGTTGTTTGTCTTTGTGTACCAAAGTATCCTTGTTCTCCACCTGATGAATAGTATAATTCATCATTATACATTCTTTCACCTTTAATAGAGTTTTGTAAATCATTCAACATAGCCTGTGCTTCTGGTTGGAAATAAGGCTTTACTTCTGGGTGGTCATATTGATAAGCATTTACATTCCTATTGCCTACTTCTTCATAATCTCTTGTTTCAAATAAACTTTTTGGTTCTGATATATTTCCATCAGGAATATAATTTTCTGTTTCCGTAGGAATGTCAGATTCATTTATATTGTCAAATGATTCTTTGCTTTGTTGTTCTAACATTGGCAAATCTGATTCTGTATTAGCTTTATATACATCACTATTATTTTTGATAGGAGCTTCGTAAGTATCAGGCGAAGTTTTATATTGGTTAAGTCCTTTATATAAATTAACTTGTCCGTACTTATTTCTTAAATTAAAGAACTCTCTAGCATATTCTGTACCGTTGCTGTTCCTTAATGTTTCTAGGTTATCTAATTCAGCTTTAGTAGGTTGTGTGTATTCAACTTCTTGTACTGTTTCTTGTGTTGGGGCTATTTGTTCTTTTAACTCGTTTACTGTTTCAGTTAGAGTTTGTATTTCTTCTTGTAATGGTGCTATAGCTTCTTGATATTTAATATCTTCACCATATACATTGTAATTTCCTCTAGCTACTGCTTTTTGTTCATTAAAATTAGATAATGAATATTTTGTGTTACCTTCGTTAGCTTTTATTATTTGTTCTTCGCTAAATGGAATATATGATTTACCTCTTAGTGATACATTTCCATCAGTATCAAAATCCCCACCTTCATCAGCTATAATTCCATCATAATCATAGCCATTTTCTTGTAAGAAATCTTTTAAATCTTCTACTTCTGTCCAATCTATGTTATCTATTTTGTTATATTCTGCATCAGATAAATATGGATTGATACCTAAAGCGTTTCCACCTTTAACATAATCGTTTATGTAAATATTTCTTGCTTCTGGATCGTTAAGATTAAAAGGTTTTTCTATATTAAGATATGCTTCATATATTTTTGGATTGTTAATTGTTTTTCTGCCATTACCTAAAGATGAAGCACTTGTGCTTGTATATCTTTCTGCGTATTCTTTATTAGATGTGAAGTATGTACCCGCTTTTAATTGAGTATAACTACCGTCAGGGCTTCCATGATACATAAGCATCAAATTCCCGTTTTCGTCACGAACTTTAGAATTTTTAGTTTTTTCTAAAGTGTACTCACTTAAATTTCTGCCTTGATTATCTGTTAGAGAATATTTAGCTCCACCTCTTGCAATAACTTCTTTATCGTATGCTTCCGATCTTGCTATGTAACTTTCAGCACTTTCATCAGCCAAATTTATAGGGTTTACATCTATTTCAATTCCATCTATATTTAATCGGTTTTCGTTTAAATCATTGAATAATCCAACATCATCAGCTTCACCATTGTAGAATAGAACAACATCTAAATCAGAATCAGTTTTAGCTGTTCCTCTTTTTCTACTACCATGTAAATATATAGAATCTATTTCTATATCTTCATCTCCGTAACCATATTCAGCTAATTTACTATCAATATCTTGTAATATAGCATTTTCTATATCACTTTCTTTATAGTTTTCTAAACCTTGAATATCACTTTGTTTTGTATCATATTTTTTGATATTAATTTCATTTCTAGTTTTTTCCTCAATTTCAATATTGTCTTTTGAGTGTTTTTCGTTCAACCAGCCTCTTAAATAATCGGAAAATTTATCGGATTTAAGCAAATATTTATTTATTATATCTTGCCTTAAATCTTTTTCATCACCTGTTAATTCTCTTGTTTTTTCAATATCAGATAAATGTTTCATTGTATCAATAGCATCATCTTCTGTCATTGTTTCTACATTTTCACTAATAGAATATTGAATTTCATTGGTAGCGGCATTTGTGTCGGTAGCATTTTTTCTATATGCTTCTTTGAATTTCTTTTGTACTTCTCTTAATGCTTTTTCTTCTTTAGTACCTGTAAATTTAACTACTAAATCATCAATTAAAGTCTTAATCTTTTGGAATAAGCCAGGTTTTTGAGTAGATAAGCTATTTATAAATTTTTCATCAGTAAATAAATAATCACCTACCAAATCGGCGGTGATTTCTGCATCTATATTAGCATTTTTGATACCATCATATAATTCATTAAGACTTGCTTTTCTTGAATCAAAATCTCCTTTTTCTTTAGCATAGTTGAATATAACATCTTGTAATTCATTATATTCTTGTGTACCTTCTAAAAGGTGTGTTGTTTCATGTCCTACAATGGTATTTAATGCTTTAGGTGAATCAACATTAATTAATACTGTTTGTTTTCCATCTTGTGTAGTTCTAACTAATCCATTAACTTGTTTACCTTCTACATCATGTCCTAGAGATTGTAATTCCTCATTATTGATAAATCCGTACTTAGTACCTTTATCTTTAGAGATTTTAGCAACCTTTTCTACAAATTCATGTGATCTAGTTGTATTATTGAAATACTTAGTAGCACTATCATATACTGCTTTTTCGTTTTCGTTTGTTATTTTAGTGTTATCATATGTAAAGTTTTCTCTTTTTCTTGCTGTTTCTTGATAACTTCTTGCTAAAAAGCTATCGTTTTCAGTAATTGTATTTCCTAAGATACTTTCAATCTTATTTGTATCTAGTTGACCTTTTTGTACTTGTTCTTCAACCGCTTTTCTTATAGTTTCAATTTCTTTGTTGCTTACTTTAGTTGAAGATATATCTATTTCTCCACTCTCTATTTTAGTGCTTATTTGCTCTTTAAGGGCATTTTTCTCTTTAGCTGATAAAATACCTCCTTGTTCTGCTTCCTTCTCTGCAATCGCCTTATTTAACTCTTTTTCAAGGGTATTTTGTTTAGCTATTGTGTTTGTTTGTTCATTTACTAAGTTATCAATAACAGTTTGCTCATTTTGAGTATATCCTGTTTCTATATCTCTACCTGTTTTGTTTGATTTAACTACATTACTTGCATTAAATCCACCACTTATTACCGCTCCACCTATAAAGGCATCTCGATAATTTTCTCTTGCTTGTTCTCCAAATAAAGCATCAGAAACTTGATTTATGTATTGATCCATAGCTTGTTCATCATTTAATAATGTTTCCCATGTTTCTTCTTTTTCATAACTTAGTTGTCTACCTAAAGTTGAGAAAAATTCACTCGCTACTTCTTCTCCACCTTCTAATGCCATATCTATACCGTATTTAGTGATGTTACTTGCTGCTTTACTAGAAATTCTTTCAGTTATTGCTCTTTTTAATCCAGCATCTAGTGTTTTTCCACCGAATGAAATACCACCACTTATTTTTTCTGTTAATATTTCTGCTCCTGTAGAAACTAATGCACTAAATCCAGCTTCTTCATATGTAGCATCTTTATTAAAGGCATTTTCTACTTCTCCACCGAATGTAGTTGTACCTGTTGTTAACCACCATGGAACTCCAACAGCTTGTAATCCTATAGTACCTGCTAATTGTGAAGCGGATTGTACTAGATTATCAGATTTTTCCCCTAATACAGAAGCACCTTCTATATCTTTATCTGATTTAATACTAGCTTCTTCTAATTTTGTACCTAATATTGCATCTACAATTTTTGCATCAGCATGTTTGTATTCTTCTGATAAATTTCTTGCGGTAAATTTTTTCATACCTTCTGCAAATTCATCTTGTCCTACAAGTTTTGCTCCACCGCCTATTAAATAAGCACCAGTATCTACTACACCTTCTGCCATTTTCTTTAAGCCTGTACCAACATCTTCTCTAACATCTAGTAATGTACCGAATATACCTTTAGAAAGATCGCCAAATTGGTATCCATCTTCAAAAGAACCACTTTGAAACCATGTAGACTTTTTCTTTTGTTGTTCTTCTAAAGCTACATTATCTCGTCTACCACTACCTGAACTATGTCCGCCTTTTGTTGTGCTTGTTTTTGTTTTAATAGGAGCTATATCATCAAACATTGTTTTATCTTGTTTGATTTTGTTTGCTATTCTATTTGCTGGTAGAGTAGGATTCTTAGGGTCTGCTACCTTTTTCCCATTTTCCTCTACAACATAAAGGTTTTTTTCCTTTTCTTCTTCTATTTTTTTAAGTCTACTTTTGTATAGCATATTATTCACCTCCCTTATGGAACATAATAATAAGTAGTACCTTTGTAGTTATATGATTTAACTAATCCTTTACTAATCAATCCTTTTGCACTGTAAGGTGTTGTTCCCCCAGCTTTTATGTATGCTTGAACTGCATTTGAATAACCTGTTTTCCCATTAGATAATTTAATAGTTTCACTTGATGAATTTGAACTTGAATTAGATTTTAAACTTGTAGAGCCACTACTAGAACTAGATTTTGAATTAGTTAATTTTGTACTTGAACTAGATTTAGAACTTGTACTTAAACTAGATGATGAACCATATTTAGCGTTAAATTCTTTTAGCCATTGTGATTGTTCTTGTGCTAATTGTTGTTTTTGTAATGCCAATTGTTGATTCCTATACGCTTGATCCATATTCGCTTGACGTTTTTGTTCAGCTAAAGTTGAATTATATTGTCTTATTTGTTCTGCTAAAGCATTTTCTGTATTAATTTGTGATTCAACTTGTCTCCATCTATCATTGTATTCACTATCCAAAGCAAGTCCTTGATTTAATTTGCTTAATTTTAAATCTTTAATAACAGTAAAGTTTTGTAATGCCAACTCTAATTGTTCTTTTTGAGCATTTGCGTATATATTAGCTAATGCTGAACTATTTTGTAATTGAGCTTCTTTAATGTTATTGTCATAGTTCATTACTATTTGATTGTAACTTTCTCTAGCTTGTGCGTATCTGTTTTGATATGTATTATAAAAACCAGCTTGGATTGTTTCACTCCAACCACTTCCAGCTAGTCCTTTTTGCCCTGCTGTTTGCATATTAGATCCATAAGCATTAGATTGCTTCATGTAATCTTGATATGCTCCTTGCTGTTCTTTTGTGTAATCTTTTGCTGCCTGGTCTTTTTGTTGTTCTATTTTTTCTACTGCAAATTCTGTTTGTTGATTTTGAATATCTGCTTGTTTATCTGCCCAATCTTTACTTTGATTGATTAAATTATCATAATATTTGCCACTTTGATTTATTAAACTTTCATATGTATTATTACTCGTTTGTTTTGCGTTTGCTTCTTGTTGTTTAAGTTCTGTAAATCTTTCATCATTATAATTTATTGCCATAGATTAACTCCTTTCTACCTTTTCGTATATCCACCTACAAAAGCTTCTAATGTAGATGAATAAAGACTAAAAGGTTTATTTGAACTAAATTTCATTTGTATTGATTTCCATTTTTTCTTTTTTATTTTAGATACTACATAACCTTTAGTATTTTTATATGTTTTAATTGTTTCAAAATTATTATTATCTGCTTTTACTGACACAGTTATATCTCCAACAATATCAACCACACAACCCTTTTTATTAGTCGTTTTAGAGTATTGAGGATACTTAAATTCATCCTCTATTGTTGTCCAATATGAATTAACATTTGCATCAGTTTTTGTTAATGTGTAAATCTTGTTATCTCCACACAAATAAAGCACTCCGTCTTTTACAGAAGTGCTTGTAACATTTATATCTAATTCCCAATAATACCATTCATATCTTGCGTTCTCTGAATAATTAGCGTTACTGTCTGCTAAATAAACATGATTATCTATAATTACTAATAGATAGCCTTCCCATTTCTCTAATATCATATTTTTATAATTTGGCTCATTTAATAATCTGTTATCTATAAATGTACTTCTATGAGCTAATAATTGCTCTGTAGTAACATCTGTACTTGCTAAACCTTCCATACCTCTATCACTAAAGAATACAATATCATCGGTAAAGTTAATTGCACTTCCTACACAGCCTGTAGCGATACTAGAGTGTGTACTTGGATACGCTCTTTGATTTTCTCCTACATTTTCATTGTAAACATCATTTGGAATATGATAGAAAATAGAAGTATTAGCTTGGCTTGGCTCTTTAAATACCCATAAAGCATTATTACCAGCCACCATAGATTTTACTGCTGATGTATCAATTCCTTCTGGGTAATAATCTGTATCACTTATATAACGTGGATCGGGAAGCCCAGAAATACCATTAAATTCACTATGAAATATATAATTAGGATAATCTACATTGCCACTATAGAATATTCTGTCATCAAATACAGTTAATAAAGAACATTTCTTAATTCTGTCTGCTTTAGATTGGATAGTCTTTGTATATTCTATTTTTACATTGTCTTGTCCTTCTGTATTAGGTTTAGCAGGTGCTGTAGTAAATATAACCTTACCTAGTGTTAAGTCTACTGTATAGTCTGTATCTACTGTTTTAAGTACATCATTTACCCATACCTTATCTATACTTGTTACTTCTTTATCGTTTAATTTATAGTCTACTGATTCACCATCTGCTAAAAACCAATTTTGTTCTTTAGCACTCAACATATTGTGGTCTTGATATGCAACACCACCTCCTGCTGGTTTACAATTAATAAATGTAACAGGCACAGTACCTTCTACTTCTTTTAATGTTTCTCCATCGTATTCTAAATAATTAAGTCCATCTTTTATAAAGAATATATTATTACTTACAAATGCCTGGCTTTTAGACGGTTTCATACCATTCTGTTTTATTAGTGTTCTTTCTTTTGTTGAAAGATTTATGTCATATAGTGAAGTTCCAGAATGAACTATCATATGATCCACAGTGTTAATGGTATAAAAAAAGAGACCATACACAGCATTTTCGAATGTGTCGATTAATTCTATGTCTGGTCTTGTTTCTATGCATCTTCCATTACTACTCTTATAATTCTTCCATACATTTAATGCATCAGGAGAACGGTACAATGACACTTCATCTTTTCTATTAGAAAAATCTACACCTCTAAAATTAGTGTAATTTCGAGTGATTAAGCTTCCACTTACAGCCATTAAATATCACTTCCTCCTGATATATAAACACTAGGCATTACTTTTCTTGAATCTAATTGAGTAATCTTTTCTCTGTACATATTTGTATATATTTGTCCGTAATTATTTGAAACATCACTAGCTAACAATAATCCAGCTACTCCATAAGGCATAATTTCTAATGCATCTGTATCTAATTCAAATGTATATGATGAATCTTCTGTTTCATTTGTTATTTGTTCTGGGTATTTGTAATAATATATTTCTGCTGTTCCTTCTTCATTGAATTTAACTCTATTTCCTATTGGTTCATATTCAACACCATGAATAATATTTAATTGATATAAATTGTTATCTATATCAGTTAGTGCTATATTTTGCCCTTCTGTTACTGACATAGTAGTATAAGCATCTATCTTTTTAAATCTGCTCATTTCATTCATTATAGTGTTAATACAAGTATTCATTTTAGCTGCTAAATCTTCATCTTCTGTTAAATTATCAGCTTCCTCACTGTATTCCTCTATAATTGAATAAACTTTTGCTTTCATTTCTTCTAGTGTCATATTACACCTCCTATTTTGGGTTTACATCTGTATTATCTTTGTATATTTCTTTAACTTCTTTTATTTCTTCTTCTAAGTCTTTTAATTTATACATAGGAACATTAGGCACTATATATCCCATTTCTTCGCTCCATATTAATATAGTTCCTTCTGGTACTTTTTCTGTTTGTACACTATGCAAAGTGTTTTTAATACCGTTATATTCCCATTCTTTATTGATTTCAGTTGTTAATACACAATCTTTTAATGTTTGGTTAACTTCTCCGTTATCTGTACTTTCATTAAATTCCATATCTTTAGTTACTGTTCTACCGTAATGCATCCTTAAAGATGGTTTTGTTAAAAATAATTCATTATTCATATTATCTCTCCTTTGTGGTCGTGTTTGTCGGAGTTGCACCGATCAATACTCTTAACACGATAAAAAGGAGCGTATAGCCCCTTTTAATTATATAGCTGTTTTCATTACATAAATTTCTTTTGGTCTTACTATTTTAGCTCCGAATACATATAAACCTTTAACTGCATCTGTAAATGCATCTTCTGGTCTATAGTGTTCAACTTTATCAATTTGTTCAGCGAATGCGATTGCTTTATCAGTTCTTAAAATGTTGTAATAATCAGTTTCATCAGATGGTAATAGGTTCTCAATACATACATAAGCATTATTTATTTTACCTACAGCACCTTTTTTAAGGATTTCTGGGTTATTAGTAGATAATTCAGTTAAAGATTGTCTGTAAGTAGTAAATACTTTTGGAGCTAGTTCTAAGTAGAACATATCTGATACTTTACAATCGTTACCGTATAAAGTAGCGAATCCATCTTCTACACTAGCCATAGCATTTTCTTTAGTTAAAGTAATTGATGAACTAGCTGTGATTTCTCCATCAGTTACACCTTGTTTAACTACGTCTGCTACGTATTTGTCTCCTTCTTCTGCTAATCCTTTTCCTGCTTCATCTGTTAATGCTTCCATTAATCCTGGTACTGATTGAGCTTTAACAATATCCTCTACTTCAAAATTGAAATAACGATATTGATTAAGTTGTAATAGTTGTGAACTATCTGTAGCACTTTCACGAGTGATAGCTGTACCTGGTACATAAGTACGGATAGTTGGTCTATTTACTGATAAGATTTTAACTTCTTTTGCATTCTTTGAATCCTTTTCATATTGAAAGTTACAGTGATTACGTAATGATGTAATCTTTTCTAGTGAGCGTAAAATTGATTTTGACCAAATTGTTTGTTGAAAGTTAGTAATTGTATTTGCAACTGCCATTAAAAATCATTCCTTTCTTTGTTGGAAGTTATGATTGACCTGTCATTGATTTTCTAACAGCTTCCCATACTTGTGGGTTATCAAGATCCTCATCTGTTAATCTTTCTATTTCTTCGGCTGTATAAAACTCTTTGACTTTATTCATTTGTCCTGATTTCATACTTCCCATTGGTTCACCCTTCTTTTTAGGGTTTAGTTTTGTATACATCTCATATTTTTCCTTCATAGAAAGACTTGGATTTAATTTTTTAGCAAACTCTTTAAATTCATCATCTACTTTAGTAACTCCAATACTAGCTAGACTTTTTTCATCTTCTAGTCTTGTTCTTTCAGTAGCTAATTTGCTAAATATAATTTTTTCCTGTGGTGTCATATTATCTGCACCGATATTAGCTAAACGATCAACTTCTTCTACTATGTCATCATATCCAGACGAAATAATGTCGTTGGCTTCTGCTTCTGCTAATATTTCTGTCTCTCTTTGAGAATATTGAGGTGTTTTAGGTATTTGAATACCCTTCTTTGTATAAAAGTCTGTAAAGGTATTTGTTATAGTATCAATATCTTCTTCACCTGTTCCAGCTCTTAATACATTTTCTAATTTTCCATATTTCTTATCATATTCTTTACGGATTTTATTTTCTTGACGTCCTAAACGCCTTTTAACTATTTCATCTACTTGTTTTTTAGTAAATGTTTCTGGTTGCTCAGCATTTTGTACTGATTCTTGACCTTCACTTTCTGCTTTCGCACCATCGACAAGTTCTTCTGTAGCTTGTTCTTCTACATTTTCAGTAATTTCATCAATTACAGGATTTTCATTATTCATATTTTCTCCTCCTATTTTTTCATTGGTGTTTGCTTCACCTATTCCGCATCTTTTTATGTCATAAGGCTTGGACATATAAAAAAGCCCCTACTGTTCAATAGGAACTTCTTCACCATTATTTTGTGTTGCTTGTTCAACTTGTGATACTTCTGTAGCCTGTTCTTCAGGTCCAGCATTTAAGAAAGCTTGTGCTCTCATTTGCATTGTTTGTTGTTGAGCTTTAATTTGTGCAATCTTAATTTGTTCTTCTTCCATATATTCTATAGCTTCTTCCAACTTGGTCTTAGGCATTACAGAATCATCATCTAATAATTGTACATATGTTTTTAATTCACTTAATCTTTGTGCATTAAAATATCCTGCTTTCAATAAGTTTTCTATACTAACTTCTTGTGCGTATTTATCATATGCCCCTTTAGGTGTAATATCTACTGTTACTACTCCTTTAAGGTTTTCTAATACTGTCTCTGGTATTTCTACCATTTGAACATAAGTTTCACCTGTGTTTGGATCTGTGACTTCTTCTTCTAGTGACATTCCTTCTGGTGTGTATACCGTCCACATATCAAGCCATACACGAGCCAAATCCTCGATAGCATCTTTTAAAGCGTATGTTTGTTTAGATAATGGTTGCTCTGATGCTTGTTGTACAGCCAATATTGCTCTACCAGATGCATCTTCTGGATTAATACCACCTGTTGCTATATCACTAGCATTTCGTATTTCCCTTGTAACACTGATTAAGTCACCCATGAACTTAAATACATCACCACTCATTTGAGCTGGTTGAACATATCCAAATACATTTTGGACATTATCTACTGCACCTTGTGTTTTAATTATTCCTCCAACTTGACCTATAGCTGATGGATTGGCTATTCTACTTGAATCTGCTATCTTTTGAGGGTATGCGTTTTGTTTAATGCTTAGTGTAGCTCTTGCAAGTGTTTTGTTTTCTTCAATCTGGTTAGGAATTAAGTATTTAACTTCTCCTTCTCCTCTTGACCAACCTTTCTTATGTTTCCATAGAAAATGAACTAAAGGATATAATGTTAATCCACTATCAGTAGCTTTTTGTATTTCTACATACTTAGTTGATTTACTAAACCATACTGTACCTTTTTCTTTCCACATTTTAGTTACTACTGTACACATTGGGTCTTTTTCGTACTTAGCATCTTCTCCTGCATTTTCTGAACTGTCACTGTCCCCTAATATGTATTTAACATCTTCCTCACTAGCACCATTATTTCTTGCAAATTCTTTAGCTTCTATAACTGATACTCTTTTAGAAATTACTATGTAAGGTTGAGACTGTATATCCTCGCTTTGTTCATTACCATATTGAACATCACATTTGTTTAATACTTCATTGACAGGGTTTTGAGATTCTGTGTCAAAGTCAGCATAAATAATACCTTCACTATTTACTGCTGCATCTTCTGTAAATAGACGAACTTTAGCATCCATCTTATCTCTTTCCCAAACTTTCGATGCTTTCTTGTTAAGCAATTCACATGTCTTTTCAGCTATTGGTCTAAATTCTCTTTCAAAGTTATCACTAGAGAAATTAATACCCCATAGATTAGCATTAATCTTACCTAACTTATAATCTATGATTGTTTCAATGAAATTGTATTGTACTTTCTCAATACCATCTAATTTAGCGCCTTCCCATTGATCCCCATTGTAGAACTGATAGTTTCTGTCTGTATCTTTAAACACATTCATCATTCGTAAGAAGTTTCTACCATGTTCGAATAGTTGCCATGTTTCGGTTGTCTTTAATTCTTCTAAATCCATAATTCACCTACTTTCTTTTAGGTATATCTATTTGTCCTATAGAATCACCTGTGTAATTATCTATGTTTTGATAAATAGCTTTATAGTATTCATCTTCTGCTTCTTTAACTTTGCTTTCCTTATGAACTCTTACAGCATCATTTACAGCCTTTACAGGATTTAAGTCTATTTTCTCTTGTCTTACTACCTTCTGCCCTACTTTAGCTCCTACAATGAAGCATAATAGGTTAGATAAGCATATAATGATTGTTTCCATTACTTATCACCTTTTGCTATTTTTTTGCTGTTTTTTGTTGTTTTTTTTGCTGGTTTAATTTCTTGTCCAACGTTTTTCGCCCTATATCTTTCTCTAAATGCTTTCTTTTTCATATTATCCCTCCTATATAACTGTTAATGTTTCTCCATAGTCTGACTTATTATTCTCTATATCCCAGCCTTTAAATTCTGGATATGGTGTCATAGCTTCTTGAATGAATGGTACTTGATTCCTTATTTCATGAGCTATTGCTAGTCCCATCATTTGGTCATCGTGTCCACCCTCTGGAGCTTCTATTCTACCTTTCTCATTTCTGACAATGGTTAATAGTTCTTCTAATGTGTCTTTATCATTGATTGTTTCAGTATGTTCTCTTACTACCTGTATTAGATTAGATATGATTGTAGGTCTTGTAATAGATGTTGTTTTGAATCCATATCTCTTTTCTGTTTTGCCTGTATATTCATCTATCTTTTCTCTTACATACTGATTTGTATATCCTAATCTTTGTAGTTCTCTTATTGGGAAACTATCAAAGTTGGCTTCTATTCCTATTAATGCATCTTCTATTCTTTCTCTGTCTTTATATGAATAGTATTTACCTAAACAATACATTTGTCTTGTGTATTGGTCTGCATCAAACTTTTGTTTTAATGTTGCTACTTGTATTCCTGTCTTGGCATCTAATACATGACCTGTGAAGAAGTCTGATCCTTCTCCTGCTGTATCTCCACCTATACAGTATTTTGTTATCTTTGGACTACCTGGTAATTGATATATGTTTATGTATCCATTCTTATCATTTACCCATTTGATATTAGTTATTTTTAATCCATCATAATCATACGCAAAATAACCTGTCTTTAATGGTTTAGACAGGTTCTGTAATCTTTCTTGTATTTTTCTAGCATCAAATACTGTTTTACCTAAAATACCCCATTGTCCTAAACAATAGACATTGTATGTGTATTCATCGGTATACTGTAAATCCTCTAATGCTTTTCTATCATCATCAGTTAGAAATTTATTGTCTTTATATGTACTAAAACATACAGTAGCTAATTTACTGTCTATAAAATGCCTTTTAATCCAATGTTGTATGTTAATTGGGTTAAAGCTTAATACCATTTGTTTCTTACTTTTACCACCACGTAAACGTACTTTTAATTGGTTTATATCAGCTTCTTGGCACTCTGTAGCTTCTTCTACCCATATGTCTGTAAGCTCTCCATTCTCAAACGTAATGGATTTAATCTTTTCTACATCATCTAAACCTGCAAAAGCTACTTCATTCCCTGTTAGTAAGCATTTAATACGCATATCAGATTCATTTATCTTGAAATGTTTTGATAGATTCCAATTGCTTATTACTTGTTTTAACAACGGAAATGTAGACTTTCTATTAGTATCTCCTGTTTGTCTTGTTACTAATAAATTACACCTTTTAGGGTGTATTAATTTATATATATATCTTTGAGCTATAAAATAACTCTTTCCACTAGATCCACCACCATAGAATAATAAATATCTATCCTCATTCTTTAGGTATGGTATGTATATATCATTAAAAACTTTCTTACTTATCTTGATATTTACGTTCATTAATCATCAGTCAATTCTATATTGATGGTTACATCACTATTAACATCAGCTTCTACTTTGTCTGTAGGCTTTTCACCTATCGTATCTCTTAAAAAGGTGATTGCTTGAACATTGCCTTTTTTGGCTTGGTCTATCATTGAATCAATCATACTATCTAAACTTTGACCTAACTTCTTTTCAATAGCTTCTTTAAATAGTTTCTTCTCTCGTCTTGCTTCTCCTGATTTAATTCCACCTTTTCTTCCTAATTCTCTAACTTCACTCTCGCTTCGTTCGTTCATAGGTATTAGATTTTCTTCGTTCAATGGTATCACCTTCTTTCTCACATTGTTTTTGTTTAGGGCAATTTTTACATTTATATCTAAAGCAATAATATAAATTATCTTTTTTTAAAGTATCTGTAGCCATAGTATATTAGTAGTAAAATAAATATTATGTAAAATAGTTCTCCATTCATTTTACTAACCTCCTTTATTCTTTAACAAATTTCCAAGTAAAACCACCTGCTGTTTTTCTTATTCCTTTACAACACAAGCCAATATTCCCATTATTAATTCCTAATTGTTTTTCTATATCAATAATGCTATTCCATTCTTTTATAAAATTGTTATTGAGGTCGTATTGAGCTACTTTTATTTGGTTACTAATGTGTAATTTTGTTGTTCTTAATTTTGTTTGTTCTTTTGTTTTTTCACACAACCCATTTTTATAAGCGTGTTTCATATTTTCACTATTAGTACACCACTCAAGATTTCTTATTCTATTATCAGTCTTATCTCCGTTAATGTGATTTACTTGGGGTTTTCTTTCTGGATTATCAATAAATGTTTCGGCTACAAGTCTATGAATTTTTTTAAGTTTTTTATTCTTATTCTCATACATTGTAATTGTTAGATAACCAAATTCATTTTTTCTTGGTTTTAATATTTTTTGAGTTTTTGTGTTTTTAACATTACCATAATTACTTACTTGGTATTTCCCTTCACATCCTTTTATTGTTTTCCATACTTCTACCATTTTGTTCTCCTTGTATATTCCTCTTTAATCAAATAGCAACCCTTGTTTGTTATGTCGCTGCTATGTTCTCTTTCAAATTGGTTTAATATACTGTCTATAGCTAACAATTGTTGTTTACTAGGCATTTGCCTTTGATCGTTTATGCTCTTTAGCATATTGTTTATGTATATGTATAATTCTATATCTTTACTTTCTATTAGATGTATATATGGGTGAGATATACTTGTTAGTATTGCTCCGTTATCTATTCTTGCTTTTCCACCATCTCTTTTAGGCTTTAAATGATGAAATGAAAAGTAATCTTTCTTTTGAAGTTTATAACCTAACCAATCTGTATCTTCCATATTCCACATGTTTATCATTGTTAAAGTAATTTTCTTCATATTTCCTCTTTAAACATCTCGCTTAACCCACCAACTAGCATTTATAGATGTTTCCTAGTTCCGCTGCCTTGTAGGCATCACCCTAAAATAAAAGAACTACCCTGTACTAGCAATAGTTCTTAAAACCAAGTAATCCCAACCACATTCTATTACTCGGGCTTGATATAAACATTTATTATATCTCCACACTTAGAAAACTAGGGCGACATTTACTGCTATTAGTGGAACTAATGACTTCAACATCCCCCATGCAAAAGATATTTCTTTTTCCTCGCATATACCACTATGACAACCTACCTTACTTACATGCGTAATTGGAGTAAGCAACGAAGTATATGAAACGATATGTAGTACTTGCAAGATAGATTTATTCTGGTGTCTTACCACCTCTAACTTTACATATCGTGCATAGTATCTAATTGATACTGTACCAATGATATAAAGGTTTGTAATTTTACTATAATTACTTTGGCTTAGACCTAGTACTAACCTTAAAGCGTCTATTTTATATACCATCAGTACACTACCATTAAATTAATAATAGTGTTAAGGAAATGGTGTTTCCTTAAATGAATAAAAAGGTTTACATTAAGTGCCATAACAGACACCCTAGAAAGATATATTTTTTAGATAAAAGATAGTTTATAGTTTAGGAGATTTTAGTATGTGTGATAGTAAATATATCTCTCTAGGCAGCCTACTATAACCGCCTTATATGTATTTAAAATATGTTTCGTCTTCTCTATAATTTTTCTTTTTATTACAATGAGTTAAAATCATAGAAACAGATCTTCTTGTTTCTCGTGCCGCTTCATTTATTGAATTGTATTTTGTTATTTTTACACATTCTACAAAACAATTTTCTTTTATAATAAATTTGTATTCGTGATACAAAACAGGTTTTCCTCTTGTTTCTATACATCTTCTTCTGATGTATTCCTTTTGTTCTTCCGTTCTTTTTTTACCTTTATTAGCAATACTTATTTTTTTCTTTGTTATTTCATTTAGTGCTCCTTTACAATTACCACCATTTGAAATATTGTATCCATACTTTCTGTTAGTACTGTTATGTTTGGTTATCAATTCAATTTCTTTTTGTTCTGCTTCTTCTTTGGTTAGATTTTCATATAGAATTTTGTGTTTTATATTATTCCAACCATATTTTAATATTGCATTATAAATAATTTTTTGATTTTTATATCCATAACCACCATTCCACCTTTTTAACGGTTTTTGTTGGGTTATACCAATATAAACTTTATCGTTCGGAAAGATATGTATATAAACATAATAATTCATTTATTTAATACCCTCCTAATATCATTCTACTACTTCGAGTGTCTTATTTTGTATTAACTTTTACTTTTTTATCAATTTTTCTTAAATATCTGTAAACTGTATCTCTTGCACATGGTATAATAAACGATATTTGAGTGGGGTTTTTATTTTCTATGTAATACAATCTAAATACTCTTTCTTCAATCCCACTTATGTTTTTAAGGATTTCATTCATTTGTTGAAGTCCTTTTTTTAATATTCTGATTTCTTCTTCTGCTGTTTCTATCTTTTTGTTAAGTTCTTCACATTTAATAACATAGTCTGTCATTTTGTCATTTGATGATCCACCGAATGTTACTACTTCTTTTATTGTACTTGTTGTTTTGGTTGCTTTCGTTTCCAACAATTCTTTTTGTTCTTGGAGTGTTTTTAATCTTGTTTCTGCAATTCGTAACTCTGATAATTGTTGATAATAATTTTTAATAATAATCACTCCCTTATTTATTCCCTTTATTATCTCTCTCATATATTCTTTTAATATCTTCTAAAATATCATCAATGTTAATAGGTACTGCTTCTTTAATACACTCAATTAACATTTCTATTCCTGTTATAAAGGTAGTCCATTTAACGCCTTTACTTGCTTTTAAAGTTACTTCTCCATTTGTTTTTTCTTCAATTATTATTGTTTTTTTCATAAAACCTCCACTCTACATATCTTTTTAAATATCTTATTTGTACTTTTATTATATGACTTCCAAATTCAACTGTAGTTAATTCTACTTGCCCATAATAATGTGTGCTTCCTATATCAATTTTTATAATGTTATCTATCAATAGTCCTAGTTCTGCATAACATAAATTTGTTTCATTTATTATTTTCATTATTTATCTTCCTTATTTTTTCTTCTAGCAATCGGTCTAACTTGTTCTTTAATAGCATTATTAACTATTTTAGTTGTCTTTTTTTCTATTTTTTTATTTTCCTCTTTTATTTCGTCAATTTTATTTTCTAGTTCTAATATTTTTTTCGTACTATCTGTTAATACTGTTCCAAAACATTCGCTTAAATTTAAGTCATTAAATATTTCTTCTAATTGTTTTAATTCTAATACTCTCCTTTTAATATCAACTTGTAATTGTGATACAAATATTTCTTTGGCTATTTTGTGTGCTTCTTCATTAAAATTAAATTCACTTTCTGAATTAAACCAACTATCACAAAATCTAATTTCTCCGTTATCTATTATGATATGTGTTCTATCACTTTTATTTACACCTTTTTCCTTTAATGATATTGCATATACCATTTTTCCATTTTTTATAACCATTGTTTCATTATATTTCTTATTCATTATTTATCATCTCCTAATGTTTCGTTATAAAAATAGCAATTCATAGGATGTACTTCTATTATTTCGCCATTTTTCAATCTTAAAGTATAATTACTATTACTCCATCTTGTTATTGTTTCAATATCATAGACGATATCATTACAGTTTGCTTTATTATAACTATCATCTTTAACACAACCAGTTAATAATAAAATTGATAATAATATTAATATTTTATTTTTATTCATCTTTATCTCCTATTATTTCTTTAAATTTTGATAAGATTTCTTCTATACAATCATAATAACCTTCTTCATATGTATCTTTATTATCGAATAATTTTAAATAACTTTCTAAATACTCTATAAACTCTTTTTGTTGATTTTCTAATTTACAATTTAAAATAAGTAATTTATTCCCTGAATTTATCATGTCATAATATCTATTTTTTAATTCTTGATTTTCTTCTAATAAACCTAAACAAGTATTTTTCACTTCATCTAAATCACAACAATATCCTTTTTCAAAAAAACCTATAATAAGTTCTTCTTTATTCATTTATTCCACCCCAATTCTTCTATTTGTTTATTTATTGAAGTTATAAATTCTTTGGTAAAAAACCAACTAACTTTGTCATATTCTTTAAATTTGTTTTCTGCTTCCATACAAATCAATTCTGAAAATAAATTAAATTGAATAGACAATTTTTGCTTTGTATGAGTATATAAAATAACATCTTCACAATTATTATTTTTGTTATCAATAAATTTATATTCATACCCTAACTTTTCAAACATCTCTTTTGCACTCATTTATTCCACCTCTTTTAAAATATCTTCGAATACTTTTAAAATTTCACAACTTTTTAATCCCCAGTCAGTATTTTTATAGAAATTAAATTTGTCTTGTAATTTATCAATTACTTCTTTGTATTTTTGATTTTCTTGTTGTAATTGTTTTATAATGCTTGCTATTTCATCTTCAACAATATAAAATTTTTCATTTATTCTCATATTTACTACTTGATTATTAAAATATTCAATTTCCATATTAATCACCTACTTTATAACTCTTACTTTCAAACTGCTCATGAGTAACTATTGATTTAATTTGCCCTTTTACCATTTCAGGTGTCATTCTCATATCTTCAAATTCTTGCGACATATCATATTCAAAATAAAAATCATCAAGACCAACTTCTTTATTTGGAACACATAACACTTTATAAACATCATTACTAAAATTAAAAGTTATAATATCTCCTACTTCTATTAAATCTATAATGTTGTAACTGGCTTTTATAACATTTTTCTTAAGTACACCATTAAAATTTTCTAATAATGTCATTTCTTTATCAGTATTACGGGCAATTCTATCATTGGTGACTATTTTTGCTATTCCCTTTAATGTTCTTACATACATTCCTTTTTCTAATTCCATGCTATCCTCCTATCATTAATGTTTCTTTATGATCTAATGTTTCTTGCTTCATCATTTTGTAATATTTATTAATATCATTTTTTAACCATTCTGGAATTATCCCACGCTCCATAAACGAAGTTGCTTTTTCATATTCTCTTATGTCTTTGAAGTACCCTTGACTTTTCATAAACTCTATAACTTCAAATTTAGTTTGTTCTTTATAATTTTCGCATTCTTCTAATAATTCAGTTATTTTAGGCAAGAACTTTGACTTTCTTATAATGCTTTTTATTGCTACTATAAACGTTTCGTAAGAATATTCTTTTAAAAAATCATAATGTTGTTCTAATTCTATTTTGGTGTATTGTTTTCCGTAAGCTGTGCCTAAGTAGGTTAAACCTTTTAATAATTCTTTTTCACTCATATTTTCTCCTAACTTCTTCTATGAACTTTTTTATTATTCTACATACATATGATTGAGAAAGCCCTGTTGCTTCTGATAATTGTTCTTGTGTTAATTCCTCATAACCCAATAATCCATATTTTGAGCAAATAATAAATTTATCTCTTTCATTTAACTTTGATATTTCTTGGTAAAGTAGCTCATGCTGTTCTTTTTTTATTGTATTTTTTTCTATATCTTCGTTTGAACGAATACAGTCTAATAAATCTATTTCGTCAGTAATTGGTGTATAGATAGATATGTTTTTTATTCCACTACCTCTTTTTAAACACTTTTGATTTCTGATATAACATAGTATTTCGTTTGCTATACAATTTGATAAATATGTAGATGGTTTATAACCTTTACTTCCATCAAATTTTTTAGCAGCTTTAACTAATCCAATCATTCCTATATCAAAATATTCATCTAGATCACTATACAAATTATATTTTTTTAATACATGATAAATTAAATTGATATTATCTAATATTAATTTTTCTTCCATCAACGAAATTCGCTAAAATCCATATACTCTGCTACATCTCCTGTTGTCATTTCTCTTTTAATTGTATAATCATCTTCCCAACAATTATTGTTAAACCATGTTGACCCATGTTTTATATATTGATGGTCTATCTTTTCTATCTTGATATATTTGATATAGTCTTGTAAGCCATTGTATATAGCTTCTTTAGTTGTTCCTTTCTTTCTTGCTTTGATATAAGATTTTAAAGCATTTGCTTTACCTTTTTTGTTTGGATAATCAGACCATATTATTTCAAATTCTTCTTCAAAATGTCGTTTCGTTGACGATACGTTACCCGTAACGTATAACGATACTTCATTGTCATTGTCATTGTCATTGTCATTTTGAATATCATTATCATATTCATTAAATGTTTCAATAACCTTTTTAACTGTGTCGTTCAATGTTTCACAATCTTTTATATTTGAATATACATAACCTAACAATGATTTATCTTTTACTTGTTTAATTTCTTTCATCAAACAATCTTCAACAGGTTTTCCACCTTTGATTATGCTGTATTTAAGATAATTTTTAATAGCTATTTCTTTTGTTTCATTAGAATATTTAATCATTTCATACTTATTTTCAAAGCGATCTAACAATACATTAATAACATCTATCGTATATCCCAATTCAAAAGACATGTGCTTTTTGTTTATTGCATAAACTCCTAATTGCGTAGTGTGTGGATTAGTCATTAAATAAAGCATAAATAACTTATCTTCTGGGCTAAAGTATTCTAATACCTTATCATCGTTCCAAAATTGAACATCTACTATTCTTTTTATTCCCATATTGTTCTTTCCTTTCTTGATATATAAAAAGAGAACTCATACAACCACCCACTAAAAATTAATTAGCGATATACCCTAGTGGGCAGTTGTATAAATTCTCTCTATGATATATCGCTATAATAATTATATTACAATATTTTCCAAAAATCAATATTTAATTTTCATTTAGTTACTATTTGAATCATTACAATCATAAATAGTTAGTTGTCCTTCAATTACTTCTTCTTGTTGTTTATCTGATTTATCTAATAAAATCTGTTCTATTCTATATAAAACACATTCCTCTTCTGGGCAACATTCATGAGAAGGACACTCTTCACAAAAATTAGTTATTTCTGTTAATATTTTGTCTTTCATTAATCCTCCTTTATCCAATATCTTTTATATTTTATTTTTTCGCCATATCTATTAACTGTATTAATCCATTCATCTTCAATATTAAATTCTAGTCTTAGTTGTCTTATGTATTCTGATAGCCTGGTACATCCTAAATCAATGAATGCATTATATGTAGTTATTGAACCAAAATCTTTTAGGTATTTAAGTACTCTTTCTCTCACTCTTTCACCTCTTTTATAGTCATAACAACTTTAGTTTCATCTCCATATTCAAATGTATCCACAAAACCTGTTACACATTTTCTGTTATCATCTTTTAGTTTTCCATACTTCACCATTGCATCTAATATAAATTTTTTGGCAAAGCACACATTATCTAAATCTCGTTTTTTAGTACCCTCTATCCAATGAAAATGTATTTTAATAGGATTAGTCATTTTAGGTATTTGCGTTAAATACAAGCCTATTTCTTGCTCAATTTCAGCCTTATATTTCGCTGCTTGAAATTTATTTGTTCTACATACTCTTATATAGTCATTTAAACTTGGTAATTTCATTTTAATTTGTACTATCATTTATCCACCTCAATCTATATAGTTTTTACAAAAAATCTCTAAAAATTCTTCTCTAGTGTGTTCCCATTCAAATGCTTTTTGTCCTAGTTGTTTTAATTCCATATCTAACTTATGTCCATTTTTTCCGTGAACTCCATTAGTTCCACGATGGTGAGTAGGGCAAAGCCAAACTTTTAAACCATACTTTTCACTTAATTTTCGTTTGGCTTGTCCGAAATAAATATGATGATCTTCTACATTCCAGCTACCACATACTAAACATTCTTTTTTGTCTTGTATAATACTATTCATATAAGCACCTCTTATTTACTATTTGAAACACTTTCTATATAGTTTAATTCAGCAAGTTCACTAGGTGTCATTGTAGATATTCCACACTCTTTACACTCGCTTATTAATCCATCTAGCAATATACTAAATTCTTGTTTATTCATATCACTACTTCTTTTAAATACTAAATAGCTTTTAAATGTATTGTTATTATATTTATACGTACTTTGATATTCATAGTATGGAAAATAGTCGCTAGGATTTATTTTAGATAATAAACTTATGTAATCTCTTTGAGAATATCTTTTAATAAGTTGTTCATGTAATTCATCTTTGCTTGTTCTTAATACATCAGCTAATTGAGTAACCAGCACCCAATAATAAGAGTTCATGCTTTTAGTTCGTTTATCACTATAAACACTTATTTTTACATCATACAACTTGTCTTTATCTAAATTAGATACTTCTAATAATAATTTATCTTTCTTAAATAAACCTTTCACCTAATCACCTTTAGTTAGTCTAAGAAATTATCGTCTATTGTTACAGTGTTCCCAAATTCAGCAAACGGATCTGTTTCAACATTTTGCACAATATTTTGATTATTTTGTGCATTTTCTTCTTTTTTAGCACCTAATAATTCAGTTTTATCTACAATTACTTCTGTTATATATCTTTTATTTCCATCTTTATCATCATAACTTCTAGTATTTATTTTCCCTTCAAGTAAAACTTTACTTCCTTTACTAGCATATTTACTTAAAAACTCTGCATTGTTTCTATATGCTACAAAATTTATAAATTGGCTTTCATATTCCCCATTAGCATTCTTAAAATCATTTTTTACTGCTATTGTATTTTGTAATACCGAAACATTATTTGGTGTGTATCTTAATTCTACATCTTTACATAAGTTCCCACTTAATATTACTTTATTCATTGTTTCCCTCCTTAATATATTCAAATACATATCCTTTATCTTGTTTCCTTTTATTTAAACAACAATCAGAAACGTGATTAAATCCTAATTTTCTTGCTTCACCTATTGAAGTGAAGATTATTTTTTCTTTTGTGTTTATATTGGTTGCTAGTATTTCTTTTGAAAAACTATATCTAGCATTATCTTTATTAGTACACCATTCTAAATTATCTAATAAATTATTTTGTTTATTTTCATCTTTATGATTAACTTGTGGTAAATTATCAGGATTATCAATAAATGTTTCGGCTACTAATCTATGTATGAATATTTGCTTCTTCTTGTTGTTATTAAAAAGTTTAACTGTTAAATACCCTCTACCTCTTTTAAATGGTTTTAATATTTTTTCCTTTTTTGATTTACTATTACCTAAACTTTTAACCCTACCTAAATTACTTACTTGATATAATCCTTCATAACCCTTTATGTCTTTCCATATTTCCATATATCACCTATAAGAAGTCCCCGTCTGATACACCATATAATTCTTCTTTTGTATATGGCTTATAATTATCATCACGATCTTGTTCTATATCTTTTAATTTTTCTTCTAATTTATCAATTTCTATTAATAAATCTTCAATAACACTCAACATACTTTCTGTTGGTATGAAATTGCCTAGTAGCTCATAATCAGTGCAAGTAATTTTAGAAGCCTTATTAATTTTTTCTAATTCATCATTTTCTAATTTGTAATACATAACTACACCTCTTTAGTTAAATCAATTCCCATATTTAAATAATCATCTATAATTTCGTTTCTTTTTGATTCATCAGTTCCAGCCATTTGTAGAGCGATTCTACCGAATTTTAACCAACTACTTTCATAAACTACTTCTTGATTTTTTGGAACAACATCTTTAATTTTTGTATTTTGGTTGTATAATTCATGCCAATCATTGCTTTCCATATTTATTGTTCTTAATTTATTCTCTAACTTTTGACATTGAGATAAATTTAAATCACTTAAACCTGTCCATATAACCTCATTAACTTTTTGTTCTAATTCAACTTTTACAAGTCCCATTTTTCTACACAAATCATTGATTGAATTTTTAACCACTGTAATTGCTTCGCTTTCTTTAATGAACATATCTTTAAATATTTCGAATCTTTTCATTGACTCTTTGTTTCTTTCTACATCTTCACCACTTGCAATAGAATTATCTATTCCGAATCCTGCAAAACCTAAAGCTCTACCTACAGATGATGTTTCGCAATTCTCTAACATTGAAGTTCCGTTTACCATACCTTTTTTAGTTTCACTTGCTGTACCTGTTGCGATAACGTCACCGTTTTCATCTCTTATAATGGTTGAAATTCTTACATAATCATCTCTTAGTTCTTCAATTTTGTTTTCTATAGATCCTGTTGGATAAACTTTTCTAAATGCTTTAACCCTTTCATTTACTGTTGCATAATCTTTATTGCCAATTTTCATAGCATAAATTTCATTATTCGCTTTTTCTATTTGTTCATAACTTACTTTTAAATTTTCTTCCATATATCCTCCTATAAACCTCTTTCGCAATAATTAACACTATGTCCTGCATTTGTACAATCATTCATATATTTGTCATTCATTTTAGTAATTATCACTACTGTAGTAGCTACTATGAATAACCCTATTAATATTGTTAACATTGTTTCTTTCTTTTCTTGTTTTCTAGCTCTAGCCATCATTTCATATCTTCTTTTTAATTCTCTTTCTCTATTTTCTTTTAAAACTTCTTTTAATCCCTTTTTCATATATTCCCTCCTTATGTTTCACATGAAACATTAAATTTATTATTTGAAACATCATTTAAAGTTTTTACTCTTTTGAGTAAAAATCTACATATTGTTCTATTTGTTCGATTTTGTTTTTTAATCTTTCAATCTCATAATCTTTGTATCGTATTTCATCTTTGTACTTGTTTAATAAACTCCCCAGCTCATCAATAACTAATAAAATGTTTTCCATTATGTACAGCCTCCAAAGATAAAATATTCTTAATTTTTTTATACCATAAGAACGTGTGTTCTATCATTGGTTATTTGTGGTAATTTATTATTCTAATAAATCATTTGCTTCTTCTATACTTATGCCAAAGGTATCTCTTAAAATTCGTGCATTCTCTAATGTTGGCTTCCTTTTCCCATTTTCAAGATTAGAATATGCAGAAGTTGATAAGTTTAGTTTATGTGCCATTTCTTTAGAACTTAAATTATTGTCAATTCTAAACTTGATTAATTTTTTTAATCTCACTATTTCACCTCTTTTCACGTTTCAGAAATATCAGTTAATTTCTTATTTGAAACCTTACATTTATTTCCTTACGACATTATATTACCATAATATTTTGTGAATTGCAATAAAAAATTACAATTTTAATCAAAAAATTTTACTTTTTGAAACACATAGTGTAATATTTAAGCAAAACCATAATAAAAAAAGGAGATTTTTAAAATGACTAAATTACATAAGTCGTTTGATACAGCAGAAGTTGGAAAGAGAATAAAGCAGTTAAGAAAAGCACGATCATTAAAGCAAGATGATTTAAGCGAAGTGTTAGGGGGGTTAAGTAGACCACAGATAAGTAACATTGAAACAGGAAGAAGAAATTTAAACTTACATCAAATAAAAGCATTAGCTGATTTCTTTGGTGTATCTCTTGAAACTTTAGGGTTAAAAACAGAAGAAATAGAAACAAAAGACTTATTAGCAAGAGCTAAATTGATTTTTGAAAATGAAAATGTGCCATTAGAAGAAAAACAAGAATTATCAGAAGAAATAATGAAATTATATATATTAGCTAAAGAACAAATAAAAAAATAGAAGTACCATATAGATACTTCCTTTAAAGGAGGTGATATTTAATGATTAGAGCCATATATTTGTTTTATCTTTCTTTAATTCTTTTACTTGCTCCTTAGTGTAAAAATATTTTTCTTCCTTGAATATTTTGTTGCAAGTATCATAAATCTGTTTTAATTTTTCTTTCGTTAAAGGTTTTTTGTTAAATGTAATATTCATTTTGTACCCCCTTTAATGAATTGTATGTATTTTATAAGTTTTCAATTACTTAAATTAAGTTTACTATCTGAAACATAATTATAGGAGTGGTAAATTAATGCAATCCTCAGAAGAAGCTATAAAATTTTTAGATGAATACCTTATATATTTAAGGAAATCAAGAAACGATGGTGAAAAAGTACCTGTTGAAGTTATCGTAAAAAGGCATGAAGAAGCTCTACAAGAACTAGCAGAAAGAGAATTAGGTTTTAAAATACCTGAAAAAAATATATATAGAGAAATTGTATCAGGTGGAGAATCTATAGAGGATAGACCAGAATTTATTAAAGTATTACAAAGGTTAGAAGTAGGCAATATAAAAGGTGTATTTGTATTTGATCCACACAGATTATCCAGAAGTGGTTTATATGGTGCTGGTGATGTATTAGAAGCATTTGAGGTTACGCAAACTTTAATATGTACTCCAATGAAGTTTTATAACTTAGATGACAAAATGGATAAAAAATACCTTGAAATGATAATGATACAAGCAGCAGAGTATTTAAACTATGCAAAAGATGTTATGGATGCAGGTAGAATGAAATCATTTGCAGAAGGTAAAGCAATACTTTCTACACCTCCATATGGTTATGGTAAAGAAAAAATAAGTGATGAAAAAGGTTATAAATTAATTCCGAATCCTGTAGAAGCTCCAAACGTTAAAAAAATGTTTGAATTATGTTGTGAAGGTTTAGGCACTACAGCAATTGCTAATTACCTAAATGAAAGGAATGTTAAACCTAGAAAAAAAGCATATTGGGAGCCTACTACAATAAGAGATATGTTAAAGAACGAAACATATATAGGTATTCTTACTTGGGGTAAAAATCCTATTAAGAAGATATTACAGAATGGGAAAGCTAGAAAAAAGAGGTTTTATAATCAAGAAGGATTTAAGGTTGCTAAAGGGTTATATGAACCATTAGTAACTAAAGAGCAATTTGAATTAGCCCAGGAAATGATGAAGTCAAGGAGAAATAGAGAATATTATAATAACGGTATTAAGAATCCTTTAGCTGGATTAGTTTTTTGTGGTTATTGTGGTAATGCCATGATTAGACGACCATATAATAAATCATTTAGAAAAAATCTTGTTAGAGTTTATGAGATAGATAAGCAAGAATTATTAGATTATCTAAGAGCCTATAAACAGCAAAGCAATTTATCTTTGACTGAAATTGCTAAAAGACTAAACGTAACACGTGATGTTGTTGTTGGTTGGTTTCCTGCAAAGTTAGAAAAGTTTTATCCATCAAAAACATTAGCTGATAAATGGTTCGATTTAAAAACATTATTAGACATTAAAGATGATAAATTTGATAAAGAAGTTACAACTTATAAAGAGCCTGATATTCAAAAAGATAGTTTAATATGTTCATCTTTAAAATGTAATTGCGTATCAAGTTATTTAGAAATTGTAGAAAATGGATTAATTGATAAATTAAAAAATGAATTATATAAAAGGAAGCATTTTTTAGATAACTACGAACAGGAATTAAAAAAAGAAAAAGTTAGTAATGAGAAAGAACTTAAAGAAGTTGAAAAAAAGATTGAGGAAATACAAGGTTATATTAAAAATGCAGCCAAAAAAAATGCTATGGATATAATCACAGATGAACAATTTTTAGATTTAAAAGAGGAATTTGAAACTGAATTAAATCCTTTATTAAAGAAAAAAGAAAAATTAGCTGATACTAAAGATGAAGAACGAATAATTCAATATAGAAGATCCATACCTGTATTAGAAAGATGCGTTAGTGATTATCATTTACTTAGTATCGAAGAAAAGAATAGATTATTAAAATCCTTTATAGATAGGATTGAATATAAAAAAGAAGTCGGAGGTAGATGGAATAAGGAAGCAATAAATCAGTTTGAGTTAGCGGTTGAAACCTATGATTTCTAATGTTCTAACCGTTGTGTAAATCACATACACTAAGTTAGGAACATACTCGTCTGTATATTTTTAATATAAATGATAAAGACAACAAAAAAAAGACTACCAATTAAGGTAGTCTTTTATTATTTTATTTCTAACACTTGTCCTACTTTGATTATGTAAGGGAATTTAATATTATTCTTTTTTGCTAAGTCAGTCCATTTTACTCCATACTTTTTAGCTATCTTAATTAGATAATCGCCTTTTTGTACAGTATATTTAATTGTTTGGTTTGTATATAATTGGATTGAGCTTTCGTCCATCCAACCAATATCTCCTGTTGTGTTATATGGGTGTTTTGTACCTTTAGCATATCTTGTTATTTTTGTTTTCTTGTTTTTTACACTTCCGCTTGGAGAAGTTGCATTTGAAGATTTATATAAATTACCACTTATAATAACATCATCACCAATTTTAAATTTTTGTGTTGTTGGTTCTATTGGTTTTGGTTCTTCAAATTCTATTGGCGAATAAATAAATCCTTGAAATTTATATGTACCACCTATTTCATATGGTTTTTTATATGTTTTTGTACTAAATCTTTTTCCACCGTAAGAAGATTGACTTATTACAATTGAACCATCTGATTTAATTTCTTCTACTATTGCAACATGCCCAGCACCATCACTTTGATTTCCTGCTTTTCCTTTTCTCCAACATATAACAGCACCAAGTTTAGGTTCTTGCCCTCTTTTGTAACTGTCTTTATGCCCATACCAATTTTC